ACTGACGATAACTGAACGGTCTTCGGCCATTGCTTCGATTAATGTTTCTTTATCGTCGGCTGTTACTTTAACTAATGGAATAAAGCCAAGGCTATGTGTATGTGCTACTAGGTCTTGTAAAATATCTTTCATGAGAATCTCCTGTAAATGTGATTATATTTAGGTTTTAGTAAAAAGTCAAGGGTTTTTTCTTACTTTACTGTTATATTGGATGGCGGATTCCACCAAAGTAATTGGTTCTCCTACGGTATTAGCCCACTTAACAAATGCACTAGTATCCTTTGGAAAACAATGTCCACCCCACCCTCGGTCTCCGTCTGGGCCCGGAACCATTGTATGATCCCCGCCTATTCTATTATCGTGGGCAAGTAGTTGTCTAACTACATCAAAGTCCATTCCGGTCTTTGAACATAGGTCGTATAGTTGATTAAAGTATGATGTTTTTAAAGCTAGAAAACTATTTGAAGCATATTTTACTAGACATGCTTCTTCGGCACTACAATTAAACACCATTTTACATTGTGGTAATGTAGTTTGAAATAATTCCTGCCAGAAACATTCAGGATCTTCTCCTCCAAGTACAACATACTTTTGGTTGAGAAAATCTTGATTAGCAGTTTTTGCTCTTAAAAACTCTGGACTATATACAATGCTGTGATTAGGATATAGTTCTTCTAGCCCGCTAGGAATACTCGGAGTAACTGTACTCTTAATCAATATTGGCATAAAGACAGGGACATTATCTATGATGTCAGAAATAATGTTAACATCACAGATTCCGTTCTCTGTAGTCGGTGTAGGAACACAAATTATAATACCGTCAGCATCATGATGATCGATAATTTTATAATCTGTGTATTGTGGGTCGTGAATTACAATCTCGTGGGTAGTTTTTAGTGCGTTAGCAACCGCTTTACCTACATAACCGTAACCTGCAATTATAAATTTCATATTAGAACTCAAACAAACTGTTAAATGTATTCTTTTCTTCAGTGCTACTGATGTTCCAGTTCAGTACACCGATGAGGTTTTCTAACTTCTTGTCAATAATTGTAGCTTCCATTTCAGCATGATCGAATGGGAGTTCTTTAAACCATTGCGGCAAACGAAGTTCGTCTACCGGATAAGCTACACTATTGTACTCTAACGGGTTAGCTTTGAGTTTGCAGACAATAACTTTAGCACCGTCAGTAATGCCCATTGAGTATTTGTCATTAAACATTCGCTTTAGTGTGTTCCAGTTAATACTTGCACGAACATGACCTGGCATATTTGCCTTGCCTTGCTTCTTTTCTTTAGCTTCGTACTCTGTAATATTGTTAGCTCTCTTAGGAGAACCCTTCTCCCAGCCCGGTCTTGCCTTGAACTTAGTTCTAAAATCGCTAATAAAGTCTAATACTTCTTGCTCTTGAGCACCAGTTAGCACCATTTCGAGTACATCACTTAAGAAGTCCTGGATGAATTCCGGTGTGTCACTACGCTTAAGGTCTAGACCCATAGCTTTAATCTTGCCCGGCTTGCCGTCTACATCAGCTCTCTTACCTTCTTTGTCGTAGTACAATGCGGCATAACGCTTTTTAGTAATAAACAAAGTTTTTGTAGCAACAATCTCTCGTCCTGCTTTAATAACTTCACCGCGTGATTTTGGCACATGGAAAGTATCTAACATAAACTGTGGGAATGTAGCATTTACTTCTTCACCAATTTGGTCATATAACGCAATAACAGTTTCTTTAGTCCAAGGAATAGAACCGTTATCAATGTCTTTCTTTAATGTTTTGTATGCTGAGAAGTAACATGAGTCAGTGTCACCGTAGATAATAGCTTTACCGCGGTAGTCATAGTCGCCTGTAATGATCTCATTAACCTTACTAGCCATGTGTTTAACAATTTGCCGACCTGTTAATGTAGTTGACTGTCCAATGCGCTTGTCAAAGAATCGACAGCCTGCGTTAAGAATAGCACCGTACAGTGAGTTCAAGTTAATTTTCTTAACTAACTGTCGCTTGTCCCAGTATTCTTCTTCGATTTTATTACCAGCTTTGATAGCTTCTTTGAGTTTAGCCTGCATTTCTTTACGCTCGGCATACCAACGCTTCAACAGTCCAGGAATAATACCTTCTTTTTCGTAAGTAAAGATAGTGCCGTTAGCACTTAATACCCAAGGTTGGTTACTTTCAAAGATTAAACGATAAACTTCTGCGGCACTAACAACATCAGTATCTCCGTTCTCCCAGTCGATAGTAATGTCTGTACCAATTTCTTGCTCCATTACTGATGTATATTCAAGAGTACCAAACATGCCTTCCCATGCAGATGCAAATGATTTTCCTTTAGCCATTTGATCTTCAATATAAGCATCGGTTCTTGTTGGACGCAACTGACCAATAATTGTTTCAGGACCCATGTTTAATGCACGAATCGCACTTGGATACAGTGAGTTAATATCTAGTGACCCGACCCAATCTTGAATACCTTCTTTAGGATATGCAACATACGCACCTGCCGCATTGGAATCTTCTCGTTCGTCCATCTTTTTACGATTGGGAACAACAAATCCTCTGCGATGTGCTTCGTTAATAATAGCTTGTTCAGTAACAGCAACAGCACCCATTGTAGTTTGTAGCAATACTGTATTTTCGTGTGCTAGTGTGTTGGCAAGATCTAAGAACTTTAGTTTCTTATCTAGTCTGTCAAGAAGCGCACAGTCTTGACGGTTATATTCAATAAATGTTCTGAAGTCGTTATTGTATAACTGATCCAATGTGCCTTCGTATTGTGTTTTGCGTTCGCCTAGTTCATATTCAGCAATAGCATCTAGTCGATAGCTATGGCGTTCTTCATATGTGTACTTACGATACAGTTCTAGACTATCTAAATGTACGCGACCTACAAAGTCGTAAGTAACTGATTGACGACCAAACTTTTCGTATTCTCGTCTTTTAGGCAGTTGATTAAACAAGCAGAATCTGCGAGTATCTTCTTTGCTTAGAACTTTTGTTACACGGTTAACAGTATATGGGACGTCGAAGCCTTCGCTGTTCCATCCGCTAATAATATCTGCATCTTGAATTAGGTCCAAGAATGTATCTAATAAGTCTGCTTCGTTATCAAACAGCATTGTATTGGGAAATTCTTTAACCATCTCCTTAGCTTCTTCCATACTAACTTTCTTAGGTGGAATAGCCAGACAAACCATAGTATCTAACCACTGTAGGTGGACAGCAATCGCAGTAATTGGCATGAAGGCATCGTCAGGAGATGCATAGCCACGCTCTGGATCAAAGTCCACCTCAATATCGAAAAACGCTACATTGAGTTTTGGTGCGTCTTGGTTGATGTAATTTTCTGATAAGCAAACAAATATAGGATTAATGTCTGCTTCGTATAGTTGTTTGCCGGAGTTGATTGCCTGTTCTTTGCGTAGCTCTTTTGTATTTTTACAAACTACACGGCTTACAGGATCTCCGTAAATTGATTGGAATTTGCCCTTAGGGTCTTTATAATAGAATGTGTGGCGTACTGGAATATCTCTATATTCACGCTCACCTTTCTTGTTGCGTTCGACTACTTTGATAATGTCATTATCACGGTCAAACCATGCGTCTACATAGCTCATTAAATTTTATCTCCCTTGTCATTTTCGGCTGACAAATACCGATATGGCGGATTATGGCCCGCCTTACCTTTTAGTAGCAATACTTATTAGATACGCTTTGTAATATCCAAAATTGCTTCAATTTCTTCCCAGTCTTCGTTATATTGACTCCAATCGCCCTTGTGAGCAATTTTGATAGCCTTGTTAATAACGCTTGGTTTTACTTGCAGTTCTTCTGCAACTGCCTTAACAGTTTCTTTTAAGCCTTCTTGTAAGTCTTCAATTTCTCGTAGTACAGTACTACCTTCCGAAATCAAACGCTCTAGTTTTGCCTTTTCTTCTGCACCGTATGAACGACCGCCCATGTGTATCTCCTTAATAATATGCCTATTGTACATTACTTAGCTTGTAAATGCAAGCTCACAAAAGAAAAATGGCAGAATAAATCTGCCATTTTTGTTAGTTAAGATACTATTACTGAGCGCCGGATACAGTCGACCATTTAGCTTTAGCATCTGCTAGGCCTTTCTGTACTTCTGGATTTTGATCCTTAGCAAGTT